GTACATGCGAATCCTTTGTTGTTGCTTATTCATTATAAAGTATATATGTTTAGGCCAGTAGACTTTTACTATAATTCTGCTATAATAAGAAGTAAATACCATATATGCAGAAACACACTAAAAGTTTATTAGAAGAATTAAGTTCAATGCCCCTGAAAAGAGACAAGGAAGAGGTAGTAGAGAGCAGAGCTTCACACATCCTAGAATCAACTATAAGACTGATCACATACATCAGAGAAAACTTTGATCAGGACACAGCATTCAAACTAGAAAAGAAGTTCAATTCAGCGATCAAGAACATGGATGCATCCAAGTTCAGCAAAGGTGTTGCTCGTATCAAAGAGAACAGAGACGTCAAAGAGAACCTACTTAAAATCAAAGACGGCGAATACCGAGAGGACTAATCATGTTGATAGAAGATGTCCTCACAGAGTTTAAGAGGACACACCTTGAGCATATAGAAGACATCGTAATTACGGATGGTTATGAAGGTGGCAAGGCAGTTTTAGAATATTTCAGAGGACTTCTACTCACACTTAAAGGCACAAGCTCTGAGGCCATGAGTGTGTCAGTCAAATGGGATGGTGCACCTGCCGTGGTATGTGGAACAAATCCTGACAACGGTCGATTCTTTGTTGGAACGAAATCAGTTTTTGCACAGGCGGCCAAGATCAATTACACAAAGAAAGACATAGCAACTAATCACGGTACAGATGAACTTGGACAGAAGTTGTTGAAGTGCCTGGTACATCTAAAGAAACTAAACATACAGGGTGTGGTGCAAGGTGATCTTTTATACACAGACGGAGACATCATTAGAAAGAATATCGATGGCAAGCCTAACCTTACATTCACACCAAACACAATAACTTATGCAGTGCCAGAAGCAAGTGAATTAGGGAAACAGATAGACAGAGCCAAGGTGGGAATCATATTCCACACCACCTACAATGGCGACACACTTGCAGACATGTCAGCATCAGGTGGAGCAGACGTTAGTTCGTTTGCCAAAAGCAATGATGTGTTCTTTGACAACGCCACTTACAAAGATGTATCTGGTAGTGCCAAGTTCACAGACGACGAAACTCAAAAGTTCTACAACGGGATAGAGAAGTTAGAAGGACTATTGAATAACGTTCCACGTAACCTATCAAGTGTATTGGGACAGAACCAAGACTTCATTCCAATGTTTCAAATGTATATAAACGCAATGGTCAAACAAGGACAACTACCTACAGACGTAACCAAGTTCTTATCAGGATTCAAGAAGTTCTACGCAGACAGAATGCAACAACAGATGTCAGGACTGAAAGCACAGAAGGCCTTACAACTAAGACAGGACAAGATGAAACAGATGCCACAGTTCCTTTCAGGTGCAAAGGCACCACTACAGGCCATGCTTACATTCTACAAAGCGGTTCAGACAATGAAAGCATTTGTTCTCAAGAAGATGAACCAAGCACAGGCGATAGGATCATTCCAACAGACGGACGGCGGACTTGAGGTGACAGAACCAGAAGGATTCGTAGCCATTGATAGATCAGGCAATGCCGTTAAGTTGGTTGATAGGTTAGGATTCTCAAGAAGAAACTTGACGGGTATCAGCAAATTCAAGAAATAGATTCAGAGTCTTATTAATTTCTGCACTCAACTTCTCAGGGTTGAAGAAGTGATCATGGTTGTATTTTCTTAGGGCCTTACTCTGTAGGTATATGTCTTGCCATGGGGCATCACGCAGTCGATCACACACATCAACAATGGTGTCAATTCTTATGTTTGGATCTCTATCCAGGTCATACACTTCCTCGAAGTAATTGTTAAAGGTCTTGAATCCCATCTCTTTCAACTTCTGCAGGTAAAGATAATTACCATGCACAACAAATATATGTTGAGCTATGATCGGCTTCCATATCTTCTCTGTCATGAACACTTCGTGGTCATTGTCATTGGTCTCTGATACGATGCTACAAGCAGTATCGTTGTACGGCTTCTCGTATATCTCTTGGTCCATTCCATACTGTGGATAATCCTTTGCCCATGGCAGTTCATAATCCTCAGGCAGTTTCCTGTCGGGCCAATTGGTGTATAAACTTTTTCCTAGTATGCCCTTGGACGATAATTTGTTATAAAGTTTTGTCCTGTGTTGCCTTTGCATCTTGTTGAGGTACAAGAAATCATATTTTTTATCAGAGTGGTCAAAATTGAAAGTCTTGTCCTTGTGTTTATTGTACATATAATACCAAAACCAACTTACTCCACCTGTCCACTTGACGTGTTCTATCTCTATCGCTGGATAATCATTTAAGTAGGTGATGTTTTCTAACGACTCCCATGGATTCGATTTTATGAAAATAAATCCCTGGCTGTGTAGTAGTTCACAACGTCTTTTCAATTCTTTATGGAACTCTGTATTGTTTTGTAACCTGCTGTTTGCTGGTCTTACATCTATTATAGCAAACCTACGATCATATGAGTCTAGGTCATAGTTGTGTAGACTGTAATACTCCCCGGTCATAGCAAACTGTTGATCCTTTAGAGTGTTCATCTTTATAAACTCCTCGAGTTCAAGATGAAAACCAGTTTTCATCACGTCTGTTAGAATAAAATTTCGTTGCATATGCTCTATAAATAACTGTATGTTAACACCATTTTTAAAGTATGTATCCGAAGGCAAGGTGATAAGAAGACATAGTGACTTACAACGATTCACTTTTCCAGAGGTCACAGAGAGGATATATCTCAGTTTCCTAGCATTGGCACTGATGAGTCAGCACAAGGACACGGCGGGATTTGCCAAATCTTACGCGGACCAGACCATGGCCAAGGGAACTTTCGATCAAGTCAGGATGATCAACAATGATCTCTCAAACATGCTGGCCATAGTGTCGGGTGATCCTGATATTACCAAAAAGCTCAAGAACAAAGATGAAGCACAGGCCATGAGGCAGAGACAGCCTGTACCAGTGATGGCACTGCGGAGATACCTGCGGAGTTGGGAGGACCATTACAAGAATCTAACACACCTGGAACGATCACTCAACATAAGAGATGCCAATCTAAAGAACATAAGACGGGACGTGGCCAACTACAACGGTTTGAATTCAAAAATGAAGATGCAGACCTTACACAGACTGCAACAGCAATTACAATCCAAACTGCCCAATACAGATATACTTAGGAAATTCAAGGAACTGTAAGATGATTAAATTTATTTGCCAATTGTGTGGTTGCGAACAGCACTGTAAGAGATCATGTACAGAGTGCAGGGACTGTCCTGACTGTGCATGTAAAGAGTGCGATGCCGGGAGCAAATAGTTTCTGGGTATTGTATGGCCAGCACACCAAACCAACTTACCTAGAAGACGCCGGAGACGGCCAGCTCGCACAACGTGAATCTGGCCTCAAAGTGGTTAGCAGTTGGCGGAACGCAATAGACATAGGCAGTAACATAGGACAATGGACAAGACCACTGGCCAAAAGATTTGCAAAGGTCATCTGCTTCGAACCAAACCCTAACTTCAGAGAATGTTTCAATATGAACATTCGTGACTCCAATGTGGAGTTGTATCCTTATGGGCTGAGTAGTCACGAACATACAGCAACCCAAGGCATGAATGCAACACACCTCAATGACAAGGTTGGAGACACACAACCACAGGACGGAGACATAGAATGTAAAACGCTTGACAGTTTCAATTTCAAAGAAGTCGACTATGTGAAAATAGATGTTGACGGCTTCGAAGTTCCTCTACTCAAAGGTGCCGCATGGACATTACAGAAAAATTCGCCCGTTATCAACATAGAGATGAAGAAGACAAAAAGACCTAAAATAGTGGATGAGGCAAAGTATATTCTGCAAAGATGGGGTTACAGTTTCCATAGTCGCACAAGAAGTGACGAAATCTGGCTGAAAAAGTAATATTACAGCATAATTTACCAAAATTACCTATAAATACTTACAACTTGATTCCTGAGCGGAATCAAAGCATTTAGTTAACAGAAAAAAAGGAGGATAACAAATGCCAGCAACAAAGAACAACTTCAGTCTGAATCAAAACTATGAGACTCAAGGTGTTGACGTTACATTGTTAACAGTTGATTTCATCGTAGATGTATCAGCAGAGACAGGTGACTTAACATCGGGATCTACAACAGCAGGTTTAGACATGACAAGACATGCGTTCGCTCATCAAGGATTACAAATCCTTGCTGAAGGTCCACTAACGGATTCAAACACGCAAAAAACATACATGGTAAGATCAGATAACCTAGACAGTTTATCTAGTACTACTACAATAGCGGCTTTACAGGCGTACATAAGAACACTGGATCAATCTAGCGATTCTTTCCCAGGTGTAACCGCAGACTTAACAGGTGCAACAGTAACGGCTTCCAAAATTGGTATCCTAACTGCGGCAGTTATTACGTAATAACATACTATAGGAGAATAAAACAATGGCTTACGACACATCATTACCGGCAGGTGGACCGGGAAACTTTGTTTCACCAAACACAGCTCACGAGGCAGACGGCGTAGAAGTAGACTTCATCACAGTTGACTACATCTCAGACGTTTCTGCTGAGGTAACTAACCCTAGAGCAAGTGCGGCTACAGGCGGATTAGAACTGTCTATGCAGGCAATCCAGAACCAAGGTGTTAACATCTTAGGTAAAGGCGTTCTGTCAAACTCAGACACTGAGCAAACTTACATGGTAAGAAGAGACAGTCTAGACACAATCAGTTCTACTACTACAGTAGCGGCGATCCAGGCGGCAGTTAGAGCCTTGAACGCAATGACACCTGACAAAGTAACAGCAACTATTTCTTCAGCAACAGCGGCTGACAGAGATATGGGTGATACTTCTGTTGGAGCGTAATAGTATAGCATAGGAGGAAACATAAATGCCAATAACTAAAAACAACTTCAGCCACGTGACTAACACGGAACTAGAAGGTGTAGAAACATCTTCTTTTACTGTGGACTTCGTGAATGCGATGAACGCCGAGACAGCGGACTTATCATCTGGATCTGCCCTAGCAGGTTTAGAGGCGACAAGAGCAGTGATCTCACAGTTCATCAACATTCTTTCAGAAGGACCGTTGGTTGAAAGTAACAAACAAAAAACTTACACAGTGAGAACAGACTCTCTAGGTACTCTAATAAGTGCAGACACTTTACAGGGAGCCATCAGAGCGTTGAACGGTCAAGGTAGCGTTACAGCCACTATATCAAGTGCAACAGTAACAGCAACTGACATCGGTATCTTAACTGCGGCGGTTGTATAATAATACAGACGACCAGTAAGTAAATTACCAAAGGGCGGATCTTTAATTAGGTTCGCCCTTTTTTTATGACTTAAATATCGATATGCACGAGTACAGATTACACACCCTGGTAGACATAACCGAAAACGGAAATCTAAAACAGCAGTTCCCATTCAAGACCATAGCAGGCAATGAGATACATGACAAGCACAGTCTGGCCGTTGCTAGGAACCAGAACAGCAATTTCTCAACTATGTTGCAACTGCTACAGATGAGGACTAACATCACCTGGGAACATCTGCCGCAGAGAGTAGAACTCCCGAGCCTGGGCAACCATGTTTTCGGCTCATACTACGAAGGCCAACATTTAACATGGCACTTCCAGTTCTTCACAGAGCAGTCAGGTGTTTATGGCGATGTGGCCGATCCAACAGAGAAACTAGTGGAGGACTTCAGCCTAGTGCCCATTATTACTGAATGCACGAACACAGCACACTTGCCCTTACAGACTTTCGTCACAAAGGAAATGCAGGGCACGGAGAGACAGAAAATAATTGGAGCACTGTCAAGTGGCATCATAAACACGTACTTTTCATACGCCGGTCCCATCGATAAATAACAGTACATTAAGGCACAAACTTTCTAATATTAAAGGCACACACAGGCGATGCAACAGGCTCATTTACAGGCTCTATTAACGGAGGTACAAATCCTCAAAAGAGATTTACAAAGATATATGAGTACAACAGAATTAGAAAAACAGAACCTAGAAGCACACGTGGACCTGTGTTCAGAGAGATACAAGGGCCTACACGACAGACTGAGTGCTATCGAAATTCGTCTACAAAAGATGAACGAAGACCAACAAGTCAGTCACAAGAGCAGTCAGAAAACAATCATAGCAACAGCAGGCACGGTTGTCGCAGGCCTACTATCAACGGTGGTGGTTATCCTGATGAAGATGCCAGGCTAAAACTACCAATACATGTTCATACAGATAGCACCCAAGGCCAAGGTCTACGTCACAGACACAGATGTTGAATTCATACGGGCACACGCACTGGAATCATTCAGGAGCGACCAACTGACTCTAGAGGATGCGGACAGGGCCAAGAGGTTAGCGGACAAGGCGGTGTTCGTTCGCAAGAAACTTGACACCCACATGCAATATGCTTTAAATAGAAAGATAAAGTTTGTTGCAAATGACAGGGAAAAATAAATCAGAACTGGTAAAACAGATAGAGGCCTATGGTCTTAAGAGCAAACTTGCGGACCTGGCACAGAAGGAGCAGGCCAGCAGGCCGTTTCAACACCTACCCAAGCAGTTCTCCAAAGGTATCCTCATAGGAAACATAGCGATCGTGCCCAAGAAACACACAGGCACTAGATATGTGTATGTGATTGCGGACATGATGGAAGCCACTGTGTTACATGATGATATCAATCTAAAGCAGACCGCCATATTGGTAGCACATTATCTAGCAGATGGCAAGAATATACCTAACAATATATTAGATTTAGATTCCAAACATGCCTCACAATTATTTGACATACAGAGTGCCAAACGCATGATAAAGGAAGCACAGAAAAGCAAAGACGAACTTACTGAAGATGTGTATTGGGATAGACTGGATGTCGCAAACCGCCTAGCGGACGAATGCAAAGGCAACATACAGCAGATCTTTAGTGACACGTTCGGAGCATAGATAATAAATAAACACAGTATGAAGAGCTTAGACCTTACAAAACCAATCACTACTGAATCATTACTGAAAGAATTCGAATCAAGATTCAACATGACCATGGATCTAACAACGTTCAACGAAGTAGAATTGCAGGACTACGCGAATCACGTGAGAACGAAGATACACGAGATCACACAGAACACACACTTCGGACAAGAATTAAAAAACGACGGGTACCAGAAGAACCAAATGATGTTGGACATCATCAACCAAGCGATCTCAGAAAGAAAACTTGCTGAGTACGGAGGCAACATGGACAACCCAATCTTAGACAAAGCAACAGCACCAATCAAAGACAAACTTGCAAAAGGACAAGCACTAAGTCCAGATGAGAGAACAGCGGCATCCAAACTTATGGCAATGAAACAAATGCCCAAAGGTACAGGCACCATGATGGGTGTGAAAGAAGGTGTTGAAGAGCAATCAGAATTAATTTTAGCGGCCAAGGACATGATGGACAAGGTTACATCATTCTTGGAAGATCTAGCATCAAT